CGCGTCATCTCCTGCTCCAGGCCATCGAGGCGTTTCAGCGCGCGCTCGACCTTCTCGGTAATTTCCGCAACGGGTGCGCCTTGCGCCTTCAGTTCCTCATAGTGCGTTTTCCATTGGCTCTTGAGCGTATCCAGATGGCCCAGCACGATCTGCTTCTGGGCCTCCAGGTACTGCTGCGTTTCCGGGGTCAGCCCCTTAATCTCTGTAATTAATTCAGGCATGTGGTGTCCTTTTGGCTCACCATCGCGGCGAAGTTAAGATGTGAATAATTCGCTATTTTAGGCAGCGATTCCTTCCACTTGGGCGCGGAAGGCTTCGAGCATCGAGTGGAACGGATCCGGCTCGGTACTCTCGCTGGCGGCTTCTAGCGTGGTTGATTTAGACGCGGCTTCGGGTTCTTCCGAAGTGCCTTCGTGATCCGCCAGAAGTGCCTGAAGTAGGGCTAGGGCGCCCTCAATCTCTTTACGTGTTGCGGCGCTGATCTTGCGGCCGGCTTTCATCTCGGCCGGCATATCCATTTCCCCCCACGCCTGGAGTAGCTTCGGGAGAAAGGTGACGTAGGACTCTTTGAACTGGTCAATGCTGTCGCTAGTCAGGCTGATTTTTGTTTCAGCGTCGTATTCCATGCTCCACACGATGGAATCCAGCGCGCTACAAAGCGAGTTCATCATCATGCAGCGCATGGCATAGGTCTGCGCCAATTCGAGCTCGGTAAGGAAGTCGGCTTTGCGCTCCGCAGCCTTGACGGTCGCAATCTGGGCGACTGGAAGCATGGGAAATGTGACGATACTTCCCTCGAATAGCTGCAGTTCGGTAATGTGACGGATACCCTTCTTGTATTCGCTCTTGCCTGGAATCACGCGGTAGCCGATCGAAAGGCCCCTGATGACTCTGAGCTTGATGAGTTCGTAAGCCTCGCGGGCCTGCTGAACCGCAAGCACCAGGCGCCCCTTAACGCCGATCTCCTTCCCGTTGTCAGTCACTTCTAGCGACCCGATGGGTTCCGTTGTGTCATGCTGCCACAGCATGGGAACCACACCGCCATTTTCGGCGATTGTTTTCGTGAACGCACCGGGCTCGATCAAATCTCCGCCCAAGTCAACTACGTTGTAAACAGACAGGACGCCTTCAAACGTTCCGTCTTCCGACAGGGACTTGATATCCAGCCTGAAATCTTTGTTCGTCACATCGGCCTCCCGTTTAGATAGGGTTTTGTCTGGTCATCAAAATGGACCGGACTAACGCCCTTCGCGGGCTGCGGTTCTTGTTGCATTGGCGGCGCTGGTGTATCCACTATGGAATTCGCCGCATCCACCACGTTCTGCATATTCAACTGAACTAGGTGCTCATCGCCGCCTTCGACCGGATTTAGGTCCATCAAGGCACGTACCTCGTTGATGGAATAGACGCCCTTTTCGAGAAGCCTAGCGAAGCCGTTGGTCTGTGCAGCAAAATCGCCGCGCAGGAATCCTGAGATGTTGTGCTTGACGTATACTCGCGGTTCTTCGAAAAGGCAGCGCAGCTTGATGGACTGCTCCCACCGTTCGCACCACGGTCGGAGCGTTTCGGTGTAGTGGTTGATGTTGAGCTGCTCGACATTGCCCCAGGTAGCCCGGCTCATGTCGGCTAGTTTATGGGGCGAAAGCCTCAGAAATCGGCAGACTTCCAGTAGCTGAAACGCACGCTGTTCGATCAGTTGGGACTTCTGATTGTCTGGGTGGAGTTGCTCAACGGCCATTCCCTCCTGGAGAACACGCGGCGCGTGCCAGTCCTCTTCCGGTCGGCGGCTCCTTGACCCTCGGCCATTGTTAGCCCAGGCTTCCTTGACACCCCTGACGCCTTCGGCTCCCAGTTTTCCCGGATGCTTTAGTACCAGATTTGGCGTCTGATCCTGCGAAAAGAACCGGGCGGCATACTCTTCCTGGGCGGCAGTTAGTCCAAGTGTCTGGCGTGCGTACTGCATCAGGCTGAGTCCACCATCGCCGGTGAGGCCGAAGCCGTTCAGCACAAACACTTCCCGCTGCGTATACGTGCGCTCAGGGTCGTTGCCGTCCCGATGGATGAACACCGGGCGCCCGCGGCTGTCCCGGTCCCTCCGCGTGTCGTAGGGCATCCACGGCCATAGGGCTACAATCCGTTTGTCTACCTTGCTGCGCTCGATTCCGGCGTATCCAACGCCCACCAGTAAGGCGTGGGCGGTGAGACCCTCTCGGAACTCCATCGCCGTCATGTCCGGATTAGGAGCGTCGTGCAGAAGCGAGTAAAGAGGGTGATCGATAGCCGGCTCTGATGTGCTTGCGGATAGCGACTGTCTCGTCACAAGGGAAAGAGACCCGATATCTTCTGCGATGATCTTGATTCCACCGAACACAGCCGCAGACGACATCGCGCGCTGGTCGTTCATGTTTCCATAAACGGAGCGATAGATGCCGTAAAAGCCGTTATCCAAATATTGACCGCCGGCCCCGCGGGTGGAAGTCGAGAAGTCCCCGATAGTTACGGACTTCAGGCTTCGGCGAATGCTAGTTGTTAGGCTCAATGGGCTCTTCTGGTGCGCTCAGGATGGAGAGTGCCGCTATGACGATACCGCCGAAAATGATCGCTGCGGGTTTATGGATGATCCAAATTCCGTAATCGGCCAAGGCGAAACCCCCGATGGTGATGCCGTCACGGATGACCGCGCGAATCCTGGGGTAGGGGATAGCGCGGAAGATTGCAGCGATGCGGGCGGTCACATCACCGCCGTTTCGGGGTTTTCGTAGACGCTGCGCTCGTCCACCATCCGAAGCTGCATACTCAGAGCGGCGATCAGCGCAACCGCGGGATCGATCTTGTTATCGTTCCGGGTTTTCCTGGGATAGACGTTATCTTTCGCGTCCCGCCGGGCCACGACGTTTCCGAGTGCCCACGTCAGAACCGGATCCCCGTTGTGTTTGATCTTTCCTGAGACAATCAGCGCGTCAAGCGTCTTCATCGGTTCCGAGAACGTCGGTACGTTGTGCGCGACCTCCTGCATAGGAAGTCCGTGAATATCCTTGAGCCGTTGGGTTAATTGCTCTGCGTTGTACAGCGGGTCAATTCCAACCGCCCGAAGCTGAAAATTCCGCATATCCTCGACGGCGTGTTGCTCCACCGTGGAATAATCCGTGCGATTTCCCTCGGTGAGCGTCAGAAAATCGTTCGTCGCCCAGCCGCGGTAGAAATCATAGTTGGGCTCGCCGGGGATAATCACGTCGTCAGGTAGGTAGTACCGCCCGAACACAACATAGTGGTCGCCCTGCTGGAATAAATACACCTTCGCCGTTAAATCTCGCTTCGAAGCCAGATCCAGGTGGAAAAGGCAGGGCAGGCCATAGAAGTCTGCGAGTTTGAGTGACTTGTCCTGGCAAATTGTCGTCCAGGCCAGCATGTTGAAGTAGGCATTGCCGGCGCCGACGCGGACATTCAGCCGCTTGGTGAGGAAGGACGCCTGGGAGTCGGCATTGGCGATCGCCTGCCGGCAGCGGGTTTCGAAGTCCGTTTCGAATACCGAAACTCCGTAATTGGGATTGGCTTTCTTCCAGGACTCCGGCGACGTCCACTCATCATCCTTGTCTATCGTATAGAAAAGACTGAAGAAAGACTCGTCGTCATGTCCGCCCCGTAGGACCTGCTGCCCGTATTCAACCTGCTCGGCAAACACGCCTTCGGAGTTGTCGCCCTCGGTCGAGATCATGAAGATGAGCGGCTGCCGGCGGGCACCGGTCGCTTCGTCCAGGACGTCGAATACCTCGCGAGTCTTGTGGGCGTGCAGCTCGTCGATCACCGCGGCGTGCGGGCTGAGGCCTTCCAGGGAGTCGGCGTCGCGGGACAGCGGCTTATAGAACGACCCTTCATGCTCAAGAGTGATGCTGTGGGCCAGCGCCTCAACGTTGTAGAACTCCCGCATCTCAGGAGAACGCTTCACCATCAACTGCGCGGCGCCCCAGGCTACCTTGGCTTGGTCCCGCGTTACGGCCGCCGAGTAAACCTCGGCTCCCGGCTCTCCGTCCGCGCAAAGCAGGAATAGCGCGAGGCCGGCGCATACCGTCGATTTAGCGTTTTTGCGGGGCACGACTATGAGAGCCTT